AGGTACATAACTTGATGATGCTTTTGCATCTAATTGTGTTTGTATGTTTGATGATACATTATTTAAGTATCCAAATTCTGTATTTGATATAGTGCCATCGTGTATTTTAGTGGCATCTATTGCTGCACTTGTATTGACATCAGCATTAACAATAACGCCTGTGCCAATCGCTGCTGTACCTGTAACATTGCCTGATCCATCAAAAGACGCTGAAGTCCATGTAACATCTCCAGTCATGCCTATTGTGCGACCTGTTGCTAACGCTGTTGCTGTACTTGCATTTCCTGTTACAGCTCCTGTTACATTACCTGTTAGGTTTCCAATAAACCCACCACTACCTGTTATAGTTCCTGAAGTAGTTAAACTGGTTGCTGAAATAGCTGGTAAGTTAGCTGCTAAATCTGTAATAGTTAATTTAAAGTTAGATCCTGAATAAGCGATAGCAAATACAGATTCTGTATTAGGGGTTGTTGTTGCTGTTAAATCTGTAAACTTTTGTGTTGCCATTTATTGTTCAGTCCATGTTGTAGTTGCTGTAGCTGGAGTATCTTGCCAGTCATCAGGAGCTATAACAACTCCCCCTTCTTGTTGAAACAGTAATCCTGTTTCTGTTACTAATAAATCTAAATTATCTTCTGTTTCAAAATATCCCTCAGATGTATTTTGTATAACACTCCATGTCGTAGAATCTGTAGAAACTATAGTCCATGTAGTCATTAATATAATCCGTAGTCAATTCTTGTTACAGGTGCTGTGCCTGAGTGTCTATCTCTCTCGTTTGATTTTATAATATCTTCTTTGGCTCTGTCATAAAATCCAGACCAAACTTGTATTCTTTTATCATTTTGTAAATAAGGTTCTGCTTCGACTAACGCACCATATAAGTAAACATCAGGGTGATGTGTAAGCATATCGTTTGTAGTATTAGAGTCTGATAAAGGAGTAAATGTTTTGTAATAAGCTATTTCTATTTCATAAACTCCATCAGGAATAGGTCTTATTTGTATATCGTTGCCTTTAATTGAATAAGATTTTGGACAACCTACGCTGCTTCCTGCTTGTAATCTGTCCATTATTTCAGGCGTTAAAAACTCTAAAGGAGTTTTAGGGTCTGTATTAAGTTTTATATTACGCATAGCAATATAGTCATCAGGTAAAGTATAATACTCAGTATCAGCTATAGTATTAGTTGTTACTCTAGTTTCCATTCTTCTGATCTTAAAATCTCTTTTATGTCTTGTTTCAGCTAAAGCAATAAAATCAGGAATAACATCGGTTAAATCACTTCTATCTAACCAGTTTGCTATAGATGTTTTAAGTTCTGCGTATGTTGATATTGCCATTATATTACTCTACTAGTTGTCTTTAAATATTTATAATCAGGACTGTTAAGTAATTTCTTAATAGCCTTCATATCTTGTTTTTTATTTATATCAATTCCAAATTTAATCTTCCATTCTTGTGCAACCATTACTGGTATTCTAGCACATAAACGAAAGTCATCTCTCATGTGATGATCTTCCTCTTGTAGTCTTTTATTGTTTTGTATCAATTTAGACAAATCAGGGGATTTGTATTGTATTGCAAATTCCCCTGAATGTTCTGAAAAATGAAAGGTTTCGCCATCTCCTAGCCTTCTTTTCATTATTCACTAAGCTCCTGAACATAAACAGTAGGTGTTCCACTACCATGGATAGTTGCCATTTTCATGCCACCATCTATTTTGAAGATAATAGACTCATCTCCTGCCATGTATATTGAAGTAGCAGCTACTGCTGTAGGATTTGCTCCAAACTCAATAAATACAGGGCCAGTAGTTGTTACTCTTACATATTCAATACTATCATTGAAAGCTGATGTTTGTGCCGAAGTTCCACTTGTTGTTCTTGTGTGATTCGCTATTACTCTGTAACCACCTAACCAATTTGCCATGCTTATCTCCTAATTACGAATGTTACTAATAGTTTTTTAGCACCTGTAGAACCACCATCTGTAATCATTTCAATAGTTCCATCTTCTTCAACTCTGTTAAGTGCTGTTGGTTCTGCTGAATCAACATCACCTGCTGCCGAGCCTGAGTGTGCAACTGTAATGCCACCACCTGTTACAGCAGTACCACCAATTTCAAAACTAATTGCAGCGTTTCCACCACTTATAGCTCCTTGTAGTGCAGTAATAATTTTAATAATTCTGCCACCATCAGGTACAGCTACAAATGTGCTTGATGCAGTAGATACGTCTTCTATCTCTGCTGTTACAAAATAATCATTTAATGTTCTCATTAAATTTCTCCAAAATTAATGACCCTCGTTCCGAAGCGATACTGTTCTTCAAGGCCATCATTAATGTATCTAGGTGGGTGGGGAAAACATTGGAGTGAAAAACCCCACCCTTTACTAACTATGAGGAAAGTAAAATTTTATTATGATGTAGTTAAATCAGCGATTTTACCATTAGCTGCTTCATTTTTAGCAACTAGAGTATATTCAACTAGTAATTGCTTCTTCTCAGCATCACCAGTTTTCGCTAAGTCTTGTACACCGAAAGGTCTTAGATATGCAACTTCCCACATTTCTGTGTCAACTACAAGTGCAGTTCTTCCTGAACTTCTTAAGATTCTATCAGCTACTACTCTAACTTCACCAAAGTCAGAAACATAAACATCAATAGTAGCAACTAAACTTCTATCTTCTGCCATGTCCATACGAGTAGAGTTACCAGTAAAGCCTGATACTTTTTGTTTGTTGAATGAACCAACTAACAATAGGTCAGGATTACCACCTTCATCGTAACATTTTTTCAAGTCTGATTTTAAAAGAGATTCTGTTAGTACTCTTTGAGTACCATCAGTAACTGCACCAGCACCACTAGTAGAACCACCTGAACCATGAAGTTCATTAGTAGTAATCCAAGATTCAAAAGCCCTTGAAGCACGACCTGTGCCTGAAGAACCTGCTGCTGCTTCTTGTTTACCAGTCATGTCTAGTTCCATATCTCTTTTAAGTTCCTTACCAGCTTTAGCTATTTGATAAGCCATCTCTGAAGAAACACCAGCTTTGTTAACAACTTCTTGAGTACCAGTAACTACTACAGGTTTTGTAGAAATCTGCGTATGGTTGAGTAGTCTTGTTGTTGCTGTTAAAGCTCTGTTTGGAGAGTCATCACCCTCAATTACTAGGTTAGCTGCTGCTGCTGCTAAACTATCTGTTTGCCATTCATGCTTTGTGCCACTAGCTGAACCAGTACCAATGCTAGACATAAATGGAGTTTCTGTTGGTGAGATGTTATAAATAACATTCGCCAAGTCTTCTCTCTTATTGTTACTATCAAAAGTTTCATAAGAGTTACTATAAATTGCCATTTTTGATTACCTATTTAAAAAAGTTTTGTATTAGGCTAAGAGTTCATTAGGCTTTCAATAACGCTTTTAGCATCATTTACATGCCCAGTTTTTCTTAACCTTGCTCTTTGTGCCTTAACTTTATCACTAGATATTTCACCTTTTGTTGCTGGAGAACCAGGTTTTTGAACTTTAGGTACAACTTTAGTTTTCTTATTAGAAATCTTAGCTGCTAAAAGATTTTCATACAACATGGCTTTATGTAGAACATCTACAGACCTTGCATCAATTAAGCTGTTAACTTCCTGCTCAGTAAATCCTTTTTTTACTGCAAAGGTTTTAATTGATTGTTTCAATTTAGGGCCTTTGTCAGGATCAGTCCATTCAGGGAGTTTTTCTGCCATAAGTTGTTGCTGTCTAACAAGTTCTTCTTGCCATTTAGCTTCATGCTCTTGTTGTTGTTTGTATTGAAGATTCTTTTGTTCTTCTTCAACTACTCTTTTATTATCTTGAAGTTCTCTATATTGATCTCTTTTCAACATATATTCGGTTGGATCTTCTTCCTTGAGTCTTGTCCAGTCAGTTTTTGCAAGTTCTTCTATTTTAGAATCTGCCTGAATGTTAAATTGTTCAAGTTGTGATAAGTAACGCTGTCTTTCTTGTTGAGTCGCAGCTAATTCTTCATCAGCTTTTTTACGTTGCTCTGCCAATACTTGACTTTTTCTTGTGTAATCAGCTTGTCTACTGTAACCTGCTTGAAGTTCATCAAGAGTAACCTCTACATCTTTACCATCTACTTTGATGGTGTATGTGCCAGGTGTCTGACTTTCTTCTGCTTGGTTTTGGTCTACTAAGTCATCAGCAGTTAACCCATCAGGATTATCTGCTTCAACTTCAACTGATTCGGACTCCATGTCCTGTGCAGAAACTTCTTCCGTTGTTTCTGTTTCTTCTTGGTCTTCTGTGCTTTGCTCCTCTTTTGGAGTGCTCATCATACCTTGAAGTGCTGCTTGTGCTGATCTTACATCAGTTACAGGCACACCACCATTAGTGGATTCTTGTACAGGGATATCATCTTTTGCCATGACTATTTACCTCCCTTTAATTCGTTTTCAACTATCTTTCCATTTTCCATAGTATTAACAAGAACATTTTGAGCTGTTAAGACTCCTCTTAATGAAAAATATAAAGATTCTCTTTTACTAGATTCTTCTATCTCTGTTCTTATCCATTGTTGAAAAATATCATTTTGGATAACTTCATAAGATTTTATCAATAGAGGGTCTGTTAATAACCTCTCAGCATTTTGTCCTTCTTTTATTGCACTGTCTTTATCTGCCATTGTCTTCTCCTATTTGGTTGATTCTATCCACAAAGTCTGTGGTTATAGTTTTTCTCCCAGCGAGATACCCATGAATATCATTCTTAGAGATTGATGTCTTCAAGTGTAACTCATTTACTGAAATGCGATATTTCAACATAAGTTGTTGTAATTCTGTATTTGTAAGTTCTGATTTTTCTGTTAGTTTAGCCAATTATTTTTTTCTTCTTTTTCTTTTTAGGAAAACCAGCTTTCATATTTGCATAT